GTGCCGGTCCCAGAGACGACGATGTCCCCCTTGTCGCCATCAGTGACGCCCGGGACAGCCGCGAACTTGTCGTCGACGTACTTCTTGGTGGAGACCTGGAGATCGACGGTCGGTGCTCCTGACACCAGGAGGGGGCCGAGAGCGAGGGTCGAGTTGTCGGCGCCCGTCCAGCGCATCGCCTCGACGCCCAGCACCGCCATGCTGGCGACGCCTGCGGTCGGGCGAGAGAAGCCGGTATTGGTCTCGGCCGTGAACGAATAAGCCGGGGCCGACGCTGCACCCGGAGTGCCGCGAACGGCACCCGTCACTGTCACGAAGTTACTCAGCGTTAGGCGCGCCGCGCCAGACACGGCAAAATTCAGATTGGCGCCGGCGCCGGTGCTAAACAGTCCAGCCGTCGTCCCTCCCACCGTCAACGAGGGTGTCGTAGCTGTTCCCGCCGGCAGCTCCAGCACGCCGGTCATCACGTCGCCGGCCTTGCTGACCCGGGTGGTATCGCTGGGATGGACGTGATCAGCTCTGGCGACACGCGGCGACGTACCAGGAGCACCCGTGCCATTCATCGACGGCGTGATGGCCGAGAACTGGCCCATCACCCAAGCTGTCGTGGCAAGTTGCGTGCTGTTGTTATCGGCTGCTGGCGTGGGGCCTGTGACAGTCAAACACTGAAACGCGAGTCCACCCTGCCCACTCGTCGCACCGCCACCCCCTGCAATGAGTCTGGAGTCGTAGTCGATGGCATTCCCACTGGAATGAAAGTCGATGAATGGGGTGTTGGCCGCCCCTGTATTCCCTAGCTCAATGTTGGCATTCTGGCTGTTTATCGTCAGTGCGCCGGTAAAAACCGGGCTTGCTGTCGGCGCTGCGCCGAGCGTCGTGCGCATCGCGGCGACAGTGGTATCGTCGAGCACCGTCTTCGCCGCCGGCGTAACGACGGCACTGTCAAGCATCCAGGTGGCGCCAGACCCGGAGACGACGATGTCGCCCTTGTCGCCGTCGGTGACGCCGCCCGCCGGCAGCCAGCTCGCTGTCGATCCCTTACGAACATAGCTCTGGCCGTCGGTCGGAGCTTCCCCGATGCCCACCGCAGCCCCCGGCAAGCCTTGCGGCCCCTGCGGACCGGTATCGCCCGTATCGCCTTTCGGCCCCTGCGGGCCGGTCGCTCCTGTCGCTCCTGTGGGCCCTGGGACTGTACTGACAGGCCCTTCCGGCCCCGTCGGGCCCACGGGCCCTTCAGGCCCCGGAACCGTGCTGGCGGCCCCCTGTGGCCCGGTTGGTCCCGTAGGCCCTGCTGGGCCCGGCACCGTGCTGGCAGGGCCCGGGGGCCCTGGTGCTCCGATCGGGCCGGTCTGCCCATCCGCACCCGGAGGGCCCGTCGGACCCGGAACGCCTTGCGGCCCCGGCGGCCCGGGCGGACCGCCCGTGATCTCGATCAGTTCGACCCGGTCGATCAGCGATCCGGTGGCCTCGTCGAGCTTGTCGAAATTATCGTTGAGGTCGAACCCCCATACGTTGTTGGTTTCTTCCCCATTGATATTGGGCTTGGCGAGCCCCAGCACTGGCGTCAACGTGCCCATTGAGCGGTTCCTCTAGCGGCATCGGCGGGCACGGCATCGGCACCACCCAGCCCTTGGCCTCACAGCGCTTGCTCACCCATTCAGTCAGCCACGAATAGCGGTGTTCCGAGTAGCGGTCCTGGCCGAAGCGGAAGCCCATCAGCGGGCCTCCAGCTGAGCGACCCGGGCCCGCAGCGCCGCCAACTCCTCCAGAACCGGCTGGAGCGCGGCCTCGAGATCAATCGACCGCGTCACGATCCCGACGTACTGGTCATCGATCCAGGCCCTGAGCTGCCCGTCCCAATCGAAGTTGAAGACGTTGCCTTGCAGCGCTCCGTTGTAGCCGGGGCGACACCGGTATCCGATGGCGCTGATGCTGCCCGACGCGTTCATCTGGCCGGTGACGTCGAGACGGGTGTTCAGGGCGCAGTTGGTGCCGTTGTAGGTCAGGGCCGTCGCGCCGGTCCCGAACAGGTACGACCCGGTCGTCGACGTGGGCTTGGAGCGGATATTGCCGGTGGCGTCGATGCTGGTGCAGGCGACGGTCGTGCAGGTCAGGGCGGTGCAGGTAAACGGCCCGGTGAGGTTCAAGCTCGAGCACGTGACCGGACCGCCCTTGATCGCCCCACTCCCGGCATCCAGGCTGGTACAGGTGATGGCGCCGACGCCCGTGAACGGGCCGCCGCTCAGGTTCAGGCTGGTGCAGGTGACGGCCCCGGCATTGAGCTTGCCCGGAGCGAACGTGTAAGCGTTCGTCTCGAACTTCAGATAGGCCGTGTTGTCCTTGTTGAAGTAAACCGTCCCGTCAGTCCCGGCCCCGCGATAGACGGTGATGTCACTGTTCGCGATCAGACGCGCACCGGTAAAATTGAAGCCGGACCCGTCAAAATGAAGGTATTTCGTGCCCGTATTGCCGAAATAGAGGATCCCGGTGTTCGCCGTACCCCCATACCCACTAAGGGTCAGTGTCCCCAGACTAGGGGTAAACGAGGGGGCCGTGACCGCCCCGTCGATGGTCATCGACCCGTCGGTGCGCCGGATCTCGAGCGCCCGCCCGAGCGACACCCCGGTGTCGGAATAGCGGAACAGATCGAAGTTCGACCCGGCGTTGCCACCGCCCTCGGCCAGATCGTTGCCCGGCCGCAGCACCCAGCGCGGCGACCCATTCTGCCGGCCGTAGATCCCGTTCAGCTGCCCGGATGCCTTCTTGTCCAACACCAGGGAAGCCGAGCCGGCCGTACGAATGGCGAGGTCACTGGCCGTGACCTCCAGACCCGGAACATGCAGCGGCCCGAGCATCGTGTCGCCGGTCCGGCTGACCTTGTCGTTGAGGATCGTCTGCAAGTTGACGATGTCGGAGATCGGATGGGTATGCGCCCCGGACGCCGCCCCGATCGCCTCACGGACCTGGGCCAGCGAAAGCTCTTCGACGACGCCCTGGCCGGTCGTGAACCGCCCCAGCATGTAGCCGGACGCCATAGTCTGCAGCTTGGGGAACGTCACCGCGCCCGTGTCGACCGTCCAGACCGTCCCCGACCCGCTGACGACGATGTCGCCCCAGTCGCCCGACGCCACACCGCTGCCACCGCCGGCGATGGCATTGATGGTCAGCTGGTTGGTGGCATCGCTGTAATTGAGGGTGATGTTGGTGCCGGGGACGAGCGTCGTCGCCAGCTGGTCGCTGACCGCCTCGTCGAAGCCGACCAACGTCGCGGCGTCGTGAGAGTGATCCGCCGAAGCCGCGGGCACCCAGGTCTTATCCTCCCGGCCATAGAGAACGCCGTCGCTAGGGGCGTCCTCGCCGGTCGCTAAGCTGCCGAGGAAAGCATCCAGCTTGTCGAAATTATCATTGATATCAAAGCCCCAAGTATTCTCGGTCTCAATACCATTGACCTCTGGCTTTGCGAGACTGAGGTTGGGGGTCACTGATGTCGGCATGGTCCTGGTTCCCCGGAACGTCCTGGTTGCGCCGCGTATCCAGCCGGCATGCCTGAGCCACCCAACTCCCCGCGTTACACACCGCCCTAAGCCACGACGGCAACCACGAGTATTTGTGTTCGGAATACTTATGGGCGCCGTACGTGAAGCTCATCAGCCGAAACTCCTGACCTGCATGACCGGCGGCGAGGAGACCATCGCGCTCTGCCGCGCCGCGTTATTCATGCCGGTGATCAGAGCCGTGACATTGCTGTCCCAGACCTGGGAGCGCTGGTCCTCGACGAAGAACGAGGCCGAGGCCGCCAGCGAGCCATACAGGTAGAGCTTCGGCGCCCGCCGAAAGAGCAGAGTCGGCTCCGTCGCCTCAGCCAGTGGAGGGACCATCGCGTAGTAGGTCAGCTCGATCTCGGTCGGATCGGTGTCGACGTCCGGCGTCACGACGGTCGGATGCACATGCAGCGTCAGCCCGACGACAGTGTAGACGTTGCGGGCCAGGGGCAGCTTCGGCCCGCTCCGACCCGGATAGTCAATGAAGGCAGGCTGCCTGGGCAACGGCCCGACCGGCGCCCCGGTGGTCGGGTCGAGGTAGGTGATGGCCGTCGTCTGCGGGCCGGATAAGTAAAACTCCGTACCGCTACGGACCCGGTAGTACTCGTCCGCCGGCACGTGCCGGAGAGGCAGACCGCTCTCGGTGTAGCGGCAGGTCACCATCTCGAGAAAGTCCTCGGGGAGGGGGACGCACTGGTCCTCCAGCTGCACCCGCCGGGTGACGATCATCTCGTTGGCGCGGAGCTCGTTATTGAACCGCTCCTCGCCCATGGCGATCCAGCTCAAGAGCATCGGGTCAGTGACGTCGAAGTCGTCCACCCACGTCTTGAGGCTTGTCAGGAAGGTCTCGAGGAAGAGTGCGGCCATGGCTTACCTCGTCACGCCGACCGGCAGATACCAATTGTCCGTCCCCGGCCGTTGCTCAGCCTGCGCCTGACTGGGCCAGCGCGCCAGCCACTGGGCCGAAGTGTCGGTGCCGAAGCCTTCCGCCCCGGAGCCGAAGATCTGCACCCGGCCCGCCCACGGGTCGGTCGGAGCCGGTGGAGGCGCGGGCGGCGGAGGTGGGGGTGCCGGCGCCGCGACAGTCGTTGGGGGCACTTTCCCCGCATCGACATTGTCATACCGCACCTTAGTCGGACTGGGGTCGTGATTGAAGCCGCCGCCGTTGGACGCGCCCGCAAAGACCTGGGAGGCGCCGGAGCCGCCAATCGGGCCGGACAGCAACCCTGTTGACGGGTCGGTGCCCGTACTCGCCGTCTGCAGCTCGTACGGCCGCAGCCCCACCGCTTCCTCAACCAGTGGTGGGACACCTCCGCTGCCAACACCGGGGTTATTCCCGGGCACTCCATCCGTCGCCCAAGCCGGTGCCAGTGGCGTGGTGCCACCGCCGGTGACCGCCACCTGACTGCCCGGTTCCTGCCCGGAGTTGCCTGCACCGCCCATCTCAGAGCCTTCCCTGCCAAACTCGCATGTCGAGGTTATCACGATCGTTCAAAAACCGGTTCCAATCGGCCTCGTCCCAGTTCTCGTGATACGCGCGCTCCCAGACCGTGAACGGGACGCGCGCCAGCGTCGTCGTCCGATCACGTGCCCGTTCGTTCTCGCCCTGGGCGCGGTTGAGCGCCGCGAGCCCAGAGAGATCGGCCTCGGCATAGACGCCAAACTCCTGGGGTTTCTCGTCATCCCAGACGAGGGTCCGGCTGATGCCGAACCCGTCGCTGTAAACGAACTTATGCTGGGGCACGGGTTACTTCCCGCGCACGACAGGCTCTTTCGGCTTCTCCCGCTCGAGCTGCGGAGCCGGCACAGCCTGATCGATCCGACGCTGATCCTCCGCCGAACGCTGCCCCTGGGCGGCCGGGTTCTCGACAAAAGCCTGGACAGACATCAGAGCTGGTGCAGTAATCGGGGTGATGCCGTTGAAGACAATGTGCGCTAGACCATTATCGACTTGAGTGCCCCACTCAACGACAATCATTCTGGTCTCAGCATCACCAATCTTTGCGATCGGATACTGTCTGAAATTCCTGAAAAACGCGAGACGGGCATATTCAGGATCGAGCAACAGACCCATGTCGATCGGCAGCCAGCGGGACGGCATCGCCGTAACCCGGCCGCCGTCGGTGGCGATGATGTCCACGGTGGCCACCACCTCCGTCTTACCCACCATCACCTGAGTGCTTTCACGGCCCTTAAAGTGAACCAGCGAGCGCTTGATGTTATAGGGCACGATCAGCCGGGTCGGCTCGGCGCCATCGGCATAGGCCACCGCCATGGCGTCCCCGAGCATGAGCTCGGTAAACGGCACGTCCGCCGGGTCGGCCCAGACATCGGTCGACGCCACAGGGAGGCCGGTCTTGGTGCCGAAGACGTGGGTGCCCTTGACCGCCGCCTTGTCAGCCGTGCGGGCGATCTGGTGCGGGATCGACTCGGTCTTGCGGATGCCCGTGGTGCTGTCGTCCGAGGACTTGGCCTGCCGGCCGAAGGCGATCACCTCGACGTCGGACTTCAGCGCCTTGCTCTTGATGGCCATCTGGTGGGCCATCTCGCTGTTCTTGCCGGCGGCGTCGGACGCCTCCTGCGAAGCCGAAACAGTCGCGTCGCGCTTGGAGATCTGGCTTAGATTAGTTTGCCGCACGACAGGAGTACCCGGCGAGCGGACAAGTTCAAAACCTTCCTCCTGAGCATTGTTGGCGTCGACGACAGGCATATTTTCGGTCTGCCAGTCGAAAGTTCTGTTCTTTACATTGCGGCGACCAATCATACTGACCCCTGGAGTATCAAAGGGGTCTATATTATATATGCGATCGCTCAAATCCTCTCTATTTCCACCCGCCTGATATGTCGTAAAAGCATTGGCTACTTTGGCCATGGTCAACCCTCGCGGTCGAGATCCACTTCGAATGCACGTGCGGCGTCGCGGACGCTGCCTGTGCGTTGGAGACGGCGCTCAGCGCGGGCTTTGCCTTGAGGTGCGGCTCGCGAGGAGATGGCACCCGGCCTTAGCGATCCTTGCTGTCGGACGGGCTTCGGCTTCGCAGCCATCAGCTCCCTCCATTTGGTGGCATCCCTCAGAACCAGGGTTTGTCGCGCGTCACGAAGACCCCCCAATTCCTGCTCCGAGAAGCCGTATGCCATCGCGGTGCGGATCATCGATCGTCGGTCCCGGTCCCAGCGCTTGCCGTCGGTCCACTCAGGGACCCACGCAACAAGCTTGCGTCGTTCCGTATCCTCGAAGATCGCCTCTTGCCGCTGCCGCTCCCGCACCTGCTCCTCTTGCACCCTGCGGTGCTCGAGGCTCAGCTGGCCCAACCTCTCTCGGTAGGTGCGCCACTGGCGTTCCAAGCGGGCGGCATCTACGGGGTTCTCCGCGTAGAGCGCATCCCAGTCGGGTTCCTGTGGCTGCAACGAGGCGAGTTGCTGCTGCAGTGCGGGTATCAATTCCGAGTAGTACGCACGCCCCTGTGCCAGGGTCGCCCGTTCCTGCTCGATGTGCTGTGCGACTTGCTGGAGCTGATTGAGTCGGCGATGGAAAGTTTCGGTGCGGACATAGCCTTGTAAAGCTTCTTGGAGCGATACCTCAGCCGGTTGTCCGTCCACAGTCACGCGCACGACCTGGTTCAGGTCTAGCTCAGTCTGGTCGTCGTCCTCTTCGTCCGGTTTCTTCGGACGATCATCGGCGTCCTCGTCCTCGGCGTCAACATCCTGACGCTCATCCTCCTCGTTAGGATCGCCTTCCATCTCCCGCTGCGGGAAGAGATCTTCCTGGTCGACGCCCTCCTCCGGCCAGCCGGCGGTCCGCTCCGCCGGCGGCTTGCCCTCCTCGCGGTCGAGGACGGTCTCGAAGTGGTCAGCCAGTTCAGTGTCAGCCATGGGTCACCTATTGAGAGAGACGGCGCCGGCGCTCGGCCGCGGCGCGCAACATCTTGGGGTCTTCGACCATGCGGATCAGGTCAGCCTGGATCGCCCGCAACGCCATGATCCGCAGATGGCAGGCGGTGGCCGCCGACGAGCCCGGCTCGGCGTGCAGCAAGGCCTCGACGGCATCCAGCTCGAGCTTCTGGTAGATCTCCTGCAACAGCGGGTTGTCGAGCAGCGACTTGGCCTCAGCGGCCCGCTCATCGCGCTGCAGCATGTCGATGGGTTCAGGCATCAACGCTTCCCGAAGTTCGGCGGCAGGTTCAGGTTAGGGGGCGCCGGCATGGCCAGCTTGGGCGGTAGGAGCCCCGCTGAGGGCCCTGGGGGCCCGGACGGCTGTGGGACACCCTCCGGCGGCTGGAGGGGCCCTGGCGGGCCTCCAAAGGGCTCCATGGGCGGTTTGGGGATGTCCTCGGCCGACGCCTTGGCCTCTTCGGGTCGGGTGGCGTCGATCGCCATCTGCACGGCCTGCTGATCCAGCTCGGCGCCCTTGGTCTGCAGCTCGGCGCCCTTGGTGGCGATCTCGACGTCGAGCTTGTCCCGCTCGCGGTCGTCCCGCAGACCCATCTCGATGGTCTTGACCCGCGCGTCCGTGAGCGTCTTGACCACCTGGGCCCGCACCTTGTCGGCCTCGGCCTGGGCGTAGACCATGTCCGCGTTGGGCTTCTCGCTCTGCTGTTTGAGGGCCTGCGCCAACTGCTCCGGGTCGATCGGCTTGAAGTGCCGGGAGACGTTCTTGAGCCCGGCCATGGCCATGATGTCGGTGATCGTGTTGCGCAGCTCAGTCGGCCCGCACATCGGGTTGTCGACCCCCTGGGTCTGGACGATCTCCTTCTGCAACTGGAGGATCTGGGCCAGCATCGTCGTCCGATCCTGGTCGGATCCCCGGCCGATGGCCGGATTGACCTCGACGTCCATCGTCGCATCGTATTGATCCGGGGTGACTTTCGTCCAAGTCCCCCTCAACCTGATCATCCGCTCTGGAATCGGATTTTCCACGATCTCTTGAAGTAGACCCTTGAAAAGGTCACGAAAACCGGTCTCGGCGAGCGTCCTGGCAACCAATTCGATCCGCTCTTGCGCCCCGGTGACAAGCATCTGCACCGCAGGGGTCGCAGTTGACTGCAAAGCTTTCGGGTCCAAACCTTTACTCTGCTCGGTCACACCTGTGCGACGCATGCCGATCAAGTCGAGATACTCGAGCGTCTGCTGGATCGACTGCGGCGGCCCCGGAGTGTTCAGAGCCGAAACAGCATCGGGCTGCTTCACCCGGATGATACTGCCGATCTCGTTGTTCCGCACATCGTCCAGGTTGGCCATGGTGTCGACGACGATCAACCGGGGCAGGATCGTCGAGGCCAGTCCATCCAAGTAATTCCGAAGGATATTGGTCTTAATATTCTGAAGATCTTCGACCTGCTCACCGATCGAATGCCCAATAGCCGTGTGTGGCTCAGGATCGGGACAGAATAGGGCAAACTTAGCCCGGGGCGCCGGATCATCCGCGACAATCGTGTCGCCGTCACCCATCGTACAGATCTTGCGCAACTCGGGGACGCCGTCACCATCTTTGTCAATCCTGATGAACCATTCCCCATACCAAATCAGCGGATCACCCTGGCTGGCATCACGGGCATTGCTGAGCAGCAGGCCCATGCCGCCGGGGTTGCGGGCATCCTGCTCGACGGTCGAGGTGCTCGACCCGGACCCGACATGCTCTTCCGCAATGTCGCCC